GCGAAACAGGATCGACAGGCAGGGACGGATGAGTGGAGAATTGTCGGATGACTGCGTTATTGGTCAAATTAGTAAATGCAAACGATAATATTGCATATGGGGATTACGCACTAGCTGCGTAATCTTTCGGGGTTCGGTGGGTTCCTTGCAACAGAATACCCACCACTTTATTATAATGAGGATTGGTTATGTACGAGAGACAAGTTATTATCGCAGATGTTGAACTGCCAATAGAAGAATTACATTTAACATATTTGATGCATAAGCTTAGAAATGATTATGGATTTTTAGAATCCTCAAGAAACAATGTTCCCGTAAGTGGTTATCAAGAAATTATGCCACTGTATACATATCCATGCTATGAATATCTTCGCAGTATGAATTGGGAAAATTCTAATGTTTTTGAGTTTGGTTGTGGCTATAGCACCGTTTGGTGGGATAACATGAAGTGTAATATGTATGGTGTTGAAAAGAATAAAGAGTGGGCAGACAAAGTAAATCCTGACAATAAACACAAAATTTGTGTTGAGGAAGATCAGAGCTTGTACACAAAATCTATCTATAAGTACAAAATGAATTTTGATGTGATTATTATTGATGGTCATTTCCGTACCAAGTGCGTATTGCCCTCTTTAAAAAGTCTTGCAGATGGCGGCATGATTATACTAGATAATTGTGATAACAATCCACGGGCAAAAGAGCTCTTGGATAAATCAGATTTACTGCCAATTCACTTTCATGGCTTCAAGCCAATACATGTAGATACTGAAACCACTTCTTGCTACATTCATAAAAACTTTTCTAAGAAACCTAGAAATATTATACCAATGGGTGGAACTCTCCGTGTTGAGTAATAATATTGAAAAAAGGTGTTGACAAATAGATATTACTATGTTATACTTTGTTATAATACGAATTTAAGTGACGGCAACCTATTGCTATATCGACACTTAATGAGTTTGGTAGTTCTCTTTATAGGACTAAAAACTACCATTTTAAAGGTTGGAATACTTTCAGCCTATTTGCAATGTTAAGGAAAACATTTAAATGACTACTACCACTACCCAGACCGATAAGGTCGAAAAAGCACTTGTTAATGGTGCAGAACTAACCGCTAAACAGATTACATCACGTTATGGTGTTAAGAATGTTCGTGCTGTTATCAGTAAGCTACGCCTGTCAGGTCTTGCGATCTATTTGAACAAGCGTGTATCGTCTTTTGACGGTCAGACGTATATGAAGTATCGTATCGGTACACCTAAACGATCAGTTGTTGCTGCTGGCTATCAGGCACTACGTACAGCGTAATGTCTAACGGGTGATGCCGTAATACATCCGTGGGGAGTCACGGTTAACTCCCCAACTTGCGGGTGTAGTATAAAAAGTATTACAACAGTTTACCAAATTGTAGAAGAAGGGGCAGTACCTTCCACCCGCTCCAATTTTAATTGTTATGGAATATTATAATGCCACTGAATACCTCAAAAACCTTTTCACTCAAAATTGAAGAAATTGCTCTTGAGAAAGCGATAACTCATATGGATGCCGTGTTATGGTACTGTGAGGCAGAAGGTCTTGAACCTGATTCTTTAAGGCCTCTAATTTCAAAATCTCTCAAAGAGAAGATTGAAGCTAATGCGAGAGATTTGAATTATTTGCCAAAATGTGCTCAATTACCTCTATAAGGTACTTGACAAATTCGTTGAACTATAGTAATATAGTTTATGTTCAACTGTCGGGATTGACGGCAGCAACCCTAGCAATGGAGATTTCTAATGGAATTTACAGTGCATCTGGATGGTGACCCCGCCATCCGTGAAGAAGGTTTCTTCGCCTCTAAGGTGACGGAACTTGAAAATCAAATTAAGGTATTTGGTTTTCAAAACGCTGAGTTGGCGAAAGCCAATGAGGAGTTGAGGGAACGAGTTACTAAACTCGCCTCTCGCCAACCTAGTTGGCCTAAAGGATATCGTCCGAATAGTAATCGGCGATAGTTAATGTGTGCCGGTGTAGCTCAACGGTAGAGCAATTGCTTTGTAAGCAATAGGTTGTGAGTTCGATTCTTACCACCGGCACCATTTTTAGAAGAGTAGATAATGCAAGTAAATTTAATTTCAAATTCAGTACCAGATACAGGGTTGCAGTTTGGCAAGGGACTGAACAACTGCCAAGACTTGATAGCTTATTGCGCCCGTGTATCCAATCCTGATAATCAAAATAATAAAGATACCTCTGAAAAACTAATCAAGTATCTCATTAAGCATAAACACTGGTCGCCACTAGAGATGGTTAGTGCATGTTTAGAAATTGAAACAACAAGAGATATTGCCAGGCAGATACTACGTCATCGATCTTTCTCGTTTCAAGAGTTTAGTCAACGATATGCTGATCCTACAAAAGACTTAGATTTTGTTACTAGAGATGCTCGACTACAAGATGATAAAAATCGTCAAAACAGTGTTGAGTTAGATAGTGAGAGTGAGTTACATTTTCATTGGAAGATGAAACAGGAAGTTCTTATTAATACTGCAAAAGAAACATATGAATGGGCCATTAAAAATGGTATTGCAAAAGAACAGGCCCGTGTAGTACTACCAGAAGGTAATACTGTATCACGTTTATATATGAATGGAACCCTTCGCAGTTGGGTTCACTATATAGAATTAAGATCAGCGAATGGCACACAACAAGAACATATGGAAGTGGCAAAGGAATGTGCAGTGCAGATTGCAAAGATTTTGCCATTAATTGGAGATATATTAAATGACTGAAATTCCTATTTTCCCAGCTGGTGTATTGAAGATATACCAAAATCCTAATCCACCAGAAGTCCCTTCTATGGATGAGTTTGAATTTAATCAACAAGCAGTTGCAAATCCCGATACAACACAGTTCAAGGATGCTCCAAACATTATTGACCATGAAGGTCTTTCTGATCTTAAAGATTGGTTCTATGAGTGTACTAAGGACTATCTGGACAATGTAATGACTCTAGATCATCGTGATTTTTGGATTCATGAGAGCTGGTTAAATAGTGCAGACCCAGGCAGTTCTCAGAGTATGCACAATCATGGTAACTCTATTATCAGTGGTGTGTATTATGTCAAGTCACTACCAGAACATCCACCTTTGGTATTTGAAAAGATGCCAACAAATAATGATCCATTTTTCTCATTGAGAAAACACTACAGTAAAGCAAATGCAAACTTTACTAACAAGATTGGTATGCCATGTACTGAGGGATCATTGATTATGTTTAACTCATATCTGTTTCATGGGTTTGGTCAAAACACCACTAATGAATCAAGGATCAGTCTTGCGTTTAACGTACTTGCAAACCTGTCAGAGCGTGACGCATATAAGCTTGACTTTGTGAAGAATGAACGGTGGTTGGATAATGCGTCTGTAAGTTACACGGTAAACACCGATGGTGCATCTGGTAAGATTGACCGTAGGATGAGCAAGTGAAAAAGGCTCTTGTTATAGGAAACGGTGAATCTAGGTCGTGGTTTATACCAAAGTGTTCAGACCATCCTACACAGACTCCTACGGTAAGGGATGATGAAGTTACTACATGGGGATGTAATGCAATATATCGTTATGGCCCTCATTGTGTACATAATCTAGTTGCAATGGACTATGCAATGCAGCAAGAAATATATGAATCTGGTTGGTGTGATGAAGATACCGAATATGGTAACACACATAATGCGTTTTTTGCAAACTGGAATGTAGTTCCTGCTGAGGTCGCTGACGGTATGTTAATGGGCTTTGACATACCAGAATCTTACATTCATCGCAACCTGATCAGAACAAATCAATGTGTCATAGGGGGAAAAGACCCAGCCTCATTATCAGAAAAGATAGAATCTACTATAAAACAATTTCCCAATTTAGACGCTAAAGATGTAAAAATCAAAATGGAAAAGGATGTTGGAATTTGGATTACATATGTAAATGAATTTAGAGATCAGGTTAGCTCAGTTGAAGGTCATGAGGGATGGGCAACTGGAAACACTGCTCTATCTTTAGCGTGTCAATCTGATGCAGAAGAGATATATATTTTAGGCTTTGATTTATCTTCATATGACAAGCCGCTAAATAATATGTATAAAGGTACAAAGAATTATTTACCAAAAGAAGCTAAGGGGTTTAACCCTATAAACTGGTTAAATCAAATTAAAGAAGTTTTCGAAATGTATCCTGACAAAATTTTTTATTGGACAGATAGTCAAATCAATATAGACCGTCTGTGTCGTTGGGATAGTAATATAAATATGATTACAAAAGAAGAACTTTGTGAAAAACTAAAAATTAAGTAAGGAGAAAATTATGCCAGTAAGACCAGAACTCTCACTGAAAAGTGGTAAGAATAAAGGACTTAAAAAGTCACAAGTAGAGGCCCACGGGCGAACTGCTGATACGTGGAAAATTGCGGGTAAGGGTGACTATTATAAATCTAAATCTTATGAAGATTTACTTGTGGCACAGAAACAATCTAATATGCCCAGAGAGGATAAATTTCCACATGGATACGATAAGGATGGATTCAAAGGGGGTACTCACATCAGTGGACTTCCATTGGAAAAATAAATAACAAAGGGGGTTGACAAAGCCCTCTTGTTATGTTACTATTATAAAATCAACATACGATAACATACGCAAACATAAGGAGACATAAGAATGTCATTTGCTGCACTAAAAAAACAAAATAGTCTTGATTCACTATTGGGCGCTGCCCAAGCAGAATCTGCACCACAGGAGAAGAAATCCTACGTCGATGATCGACTCTGGAAACCTGTTATGGATAAGTCTGGTAACGGATATGCTGTAATTCGTTTTCTGCCTGCATGTGAAGGTGAAGACCTTCCTTGGGCTAAGGTCTGGAACCATGCGTTCCAAGGACCAACTGGCCAGTGGTATATTGAGAACTCTCTTACCACTCTCGGCAACAATGATCCTGTGTCAGAGTATAATTCTTCTCTCTGGAACTCAGGTGTTGAATCTGACAAAGAGATTGCTCGTAAACAGAAACGTAAACTGCAATATTTTGCAAACATTTATGTTGTGAGTGATTCTGCTAATCCTTCGAATGAAGGTAAAATCTTCCTCTATCGTTTTGGTAAGAAGATTTTTGACAAGGTGATGGAATCAATGCAGCCTGCATTTGAGGACGAAACACCAATCAATCCGTTCGATTTTTGGGGCGGTGCGAACTTCAAGTTGAAGCTTCGTAAGGTAGATGGTTACTGGAACTATGATAAGTCAGAATTTGAAGCAGTGTCGCCACTGTCTGAAGATGATGATGTTCTAGAGGGCATCTATAAGAAACAGTATCCTCTAACAGAGTTTACTGCTTCATCCAACTTCAAATCCTACGAGGAGTTAAAGACTCGTATGGATATGGTTCTCTCTGGTACGGTTGCTGCAAACACTACAGTGCAGACGCTGATGGAAGATGAACCCACTGCTACTCTTACGGTTAATACGAAAGAGGCTCCCGCACCAACGGTGACGGCAACAGCAGATAATGGTGATGAAGATGACGCTATGTCATATTTTGAGAAGTTGGCTGAAGATGGGTAAGGTGAACATTTCCTAGTTGCAGTGGTAGACACGAACTAAAAGAGTCACTATATAGAAGCCCCTCACTGAGAAATCGGTGAGGGGTTTTGCTATTGACTAAAAATCAGCGGGGTTTCCCCCACCTCTTGAAAAGCCGACGAACTCTTGGGCGGTACGACTTTGAACAGACGGTGAGTGTGGCGTGCTATGATTGTTAGTGGTAGTAGTAATAGTCCTACTATTATTTGTCATAGGTGCATTTACGTTTGTCTGACCACTAGATTGATTCCCTCCACTTGCAGCAATATTTGACGCCCGCATAGATTGGCGTGCGCTGTCTCTACTTGCTCTAATAGAGTCGTTTGCTGGATCACCTTTTCCTTCTAGTACGTATGGATGACTAGATGCTGGTATAAAGACTAAGTTACTGCCGGTGCCCTTACTAACAAAACTTCCTGGCCCGTATTTATCTCTAGCTGCTCTTTTTGCTTTAAATAACAAAGACCTTCGTTCGCTTGAAGCAAGGCTTCTCTTACCACTACTTTTTGAAGAAGGTGCCGCAGCAGTAACAGCATCTTTCCCACCAGTAACATCATCTGCAGCGCCGGATATTGCATCAAGTTTAGATTCTGCCGCACCCACCTTTCCTCTTTTAAATGCATTACTGAACATACCACTAATCGACTGAATTAAATTAGGTTGAGTTTCTTGCATTGTTTTGAATATTCTCTCATATTCATCAGCAGTTGGTGGTGTAATCTGTGGTAGTGTTATCTGACTCAGAAGACCAACTTTTGTTGCATCAATAGTGTTTATACTTTTTATAACATCAGATAATGCTCCAAGTGCTTGTGGATTACCAGTACTCAGTGTTTTAACTATCTTCTCAATATTTGAAATAATAGAGTCATCCATCTCAAACCCGTCTTTAAATAGTCCTGCATTCTCAACAAATGCGTTTACAGCATTGGATGCATCTGTAATACCTTTAGAGTTTTTGGCAAGTTCAATAAGACCAGCAATTGGACTTTCTGCACTAAGGAATGGTATCTTAACACCACCGCCGATGCTATCCAGTGCTTCACCAATTGCTTCAATGCCACCGGCTGTCGCCATCATCAAAGCAGGATCAATCTTACTCAATCTTTCAATCGAAGCAGTTTTCTCCTCAAGACTTGGGCCCTTGAAGGATTCAACAACTGTTGCAATACCCTCTGCTACAGATGTAATAATTCCCTGTATACTAGCACCAATCGAATTAATTATACCAATAATCTTATTACCGATTGTATCTATAACCTTTGCTACCTTATCCAGTATAAATCCTACGCCCTGTCCAATTTTTTCAATACCACCAGCAATACTGTCAATTATCCCTATAACTACAGCACCAATTATTTTAATAATACCACCTATTTCATTTAATATAGCTGGTATTTCTTTAATAGCAGTCATGAAGACGTTGCCAATAACATCAGCAACCTTAATCAAGACAGGAGCAATTGCTTCAAATGCAGGCGCTGCAAGTCTTAGTGCTGCACCCAAACCAATCATTCCAAGAGTGAATACAGCTAAACCACCAATGACTAATGGGTTTGCAAATGACATTATTCCTTTTGCAAACATTTTTAGAAATATCATTAATCCTTTTCCAGCGAATTTTAGAAGTACACCAATGCCTTTACCAAGTGCGCCTAATCCAGCACCAAGTTTTGCAAGCATCCCGCCACCACCATCACCGCTACCACCATCGCCACTACCACCACCGCCGGTTTTAGTTACACTCATTGCAATCTGACTTAACAAATCAAGTTGTTTGCTTTTCCAGTTTTCTTGTTCTGCAGCAGCTGCATCTCGTTCTGCAGCGGTTTCACCACCGCCGGCTGCGCTGACTGCACCTCCTCCTCCAAGACTTCCAGAGTTCTCTAATTGTTCAGCAACGAGTTCAAGACCAGCAACCAAGTCACCATCAGAAGAAGCAGCCGCCATAGGGCGGGTGACGATCTCTTCTATCCCCTCAATCAAAAGAGAGAAAGATTCAGTTATACTATTTGCTGCTTCAGATAGAGTTGCGATTTGTTTTGCTTCAAAATCTGCTTTTTCTTTAGCGGCGGCAGCGTCCTTTAACCTTGTGTCCGCCTCTAAACTCTGTGCTTCATTTTCTTGTTCAGCAAGAACCATATCTCTTGATATTATTTTATCCTTATCACGTAGTAGTTCTTGTTCAATAAGTATATTTGCTTCTTCATCTCCAAGTGTTGCTCGTAGGGCTGCATGTCTTGCATCAGATGTTTTTTTCTCAGCAGCTGCCGTTGCTTGCTCTTTTTCAAGTTGCTGTTTTCTTTTTATTGCATTATTATATTCTTGTTCTGAAATTCTGCCATCGGCCGTAGCTGATTTTTTAAGAGCTTTTGCTTTCCTCTTATCTTGTATAAAATTGAATATATCTCTCTTTATACCATTACCTAAAAGTTTATCTTGAATAGAAGCAATAGCTGATTCTTTGGTTAATCCAAGTGTCTCACGCAAAGAATTTTCCTGAGACATTTGAGCAACTTTTTGCAATGATTTTGCAGCAGCTGCGAACTCTCTTGTTGCTTCTCTTTGTTCTTTAATTGATTTTAGTTCTTCTGGTGATAATGCCATAGTTTATTTCCTACTCATATAAGCGGTCATACCCATGTATGCGCCCACAACACCGGCCATGCCAATGTAGAACAGAGCAGATAGGTCGCCTAGGAGTTTCAATCTAGTTTCGGGAATAAAGCCGGGAATCATAACGACAACAGTAAAT